CCCCGGCCCCGGCCCCAGCCCAGCCCCAGCCCCGGCCTCGCCCTCTCCCGCACCCTCGCCCTCACCCTCGCCCACGCCCACGTCTCCTACAACACCTTCAAGCGACCCAGAACCAGATTATTTTTCATCGGTTAAAAATGTTCTGATGTTTGTTGGAGTTAGTTTACTTGTTGTTTTTATTGTTTTAGCGTTTATTTACATAAATGGTTTAATAAATAGTTAAGCAATGAAATTTGATGTATTCAAGTTCTAGTGATTAGAGAATTTCGTAAGATGTTGAGAAAGTCACTAATGGCTGCTAGGACGAAGGCTAAATACTTAGCTTCACGTTCGGCAACCAAAGATAGCGCGTTAGGACTCTCAAAACGATACTCGAAATTGCGCAACACACACCCTAGGGTTCGTCAGCAGAAGCGTCCAATCGCTAGCGCTTAAATACATTCAACGACACACCCACAACCTCATACATAAACCCCATACAACACAAGTCCGAATGTGTCATGCTTGGATCCTGGTTCCGCGCCCCTTAGCGCCCCTTAGCGCCCCTTAGTGCTTGCGCTTCTTGCCGCCAGTCGCGGCAGCCTTGCCAGTCACGCCAGCCGGGAGGCGCGCCCTAACTCCGTCAGAGGAGGTGACGAAGTCGTATGTGACTGTGCCACGTCCGTCGCGCAGACAGACCGCCGGCTGGCCCATGTACATGATCTTCTCCATGGACACCCAGTGGCCGCGACATGCTGGGATCTGCACAATCGCCCACTGGTGGCCCTCCCAGAACTCGGGGGTGCCAATCAGGTCCTTGGTGTTGTGCCACGGGGTCGAGTCGATCTGCAGGCCCTGCTGCTCCACGAGAGACTGCAGGGTGAGGTACATCTGGTGGGTTGGGATGTTGTTGCCGCCGCCAGTGTTGTCGATGTAGTCGTCATGGTTACGGCCACGCCCCCCCTCGTCCACCATGAACGAGTCCGTGTCGACCCCGTCAGCCGCCCGCTGGATGAAGGCGGACGCGTCCACCGTGAAGCCGGCATTGTTGACCGCTTCCACACCGCAGCTAAGCCCCTGGTCGTCCTCGTCCATGATGCCCTGCGTGTAGAAGAGCTCCGCGATCGCGTTCATGTCAGAGAACTCACGAATCACGAGCGCGCCCGAGGGCATCTGCTCGTGGGTCATTGCGAGAACGACCGGGTCATTCGAGAGCTCGACCAGCTTGGCGTAGACGTCGGCCACATTGGTGCTGACCACAATCGCAGTGGTAGGGTTGCCTCGGATGGCGTTCTTGCGCGAGGGCGAACTCTTCTTGGAGGGGGAATCCTTCTTCGAGGGGGTGTTGGATATATTCGGGATCACTGAGGTCGACTGCGTCTTCGCGACACCCTCCAGGGAGGTGTACTCGGTGACCAGCTGGAGCGAGGTGAGAGGAAATGTTTCCTCCTTCAGGAAGAAGCACTCGGAACGGCCGTGATACTTGACGATCACGGAGGCCCTATCCCCCTCGATCTTCGTGATCTTGCCCGCCTCGACCGTGCCCTTGATCGGGTAGAAGTGCCCAACTTCATGCTCAGTCTCCGTCGTCGGCAGCCCATACTTCATGTGCTGCACGCCATAGCGAGTCTGCCCGCCCGTGCTGATGTAGGAGAAGGGTGCCTCTACTTCCGGCCAGTCGCGCCCTCCACTGCCCCTGACACAGATCCTGCCCTTCACGGCTTTCCCGCAGGGGAGGGCCATGACACAGGAGGTGCGCACTCTGCGAGCAGGCGGCCACGGGGGACACACATGTGTGACCGGGGTCGGGAAGCGAGCACCTACGGTTGCGCAACTATATCAGATTCAATCTGTCTATATTGAATAATTTTTGACCATTACACCTAGGGTCACCCCTGTCAACAAATCTATGTGGCCAGTGGGTTGTTGATATACCTTCTGTAAATGCTCGTAAACGATCCTGACATACCTCTGGCGTACAAAAAGATTTGGGTACGTATGAGAAATACGCAACAGTTCTTTCGGAATTTGTGTCCTCGGGAGGTAAAACACAATGTGCCGTTCTAGAATCCCAAACGAACAAATCACCAACATCAAGTGACGGAACGACTGGGGTCATGCATTGTTTGAAAATTATATCATCATCTGGTATCTCTAAAAACTCCCAACCACCTGACCCATCACCAAGTCTGTTCGCTAATGCCCTGTGATGCAGATGGGACCTAGGTAATACACTTATGGAACCAGTGGATTTGTCGGATTTTTGGATTGCTAAAAGAGATTGATAACATTGGACACCATCAGGATGGCTTTCATCTTGATCCACATGCCATGGTAACACAAGCCCATTTTGGTGTTTCGATCTTTGATTTATACCATCAAATCCAACAATCAAATCTTCTGTTTTCCATAGGTGCTCAAATATCGACTTGATTCTTTTATCTGTCCGCAGGTTCCACATCAAATTAGAATGTGCCATATGAGGTTCTGAAGACTTCACTATTTCATTTTTTAATAACTCACACTCATTTGCAGATATTACTGATTTGAAGATTTCATATCCATTTTTTTGCATTAAATATACATCAATCATTGTTTTTAAACTATTTTTCTTTTCATATATAGTTTTGATATGTCACCTAATACCAGGGGTTTCGTTTTTGGCTTATTTTGATATTGTGCAATCATCATTAATGCTTTCTCGGAAGAATTAAGGTCGTTTAACCAATTCGGAAATTTGGAAGTCTGGACATTTATACTAGTCGTACATGCATTCCCATCTTTTACAACAGAACATCGCGCAGCAAGTGGTTCTTTTCTTACATATGGATCAGTAACCAAATGATATCTTACAAAATCTTTTTGCCCATGAAGACTAGATTTCTTCCTCTTTTCTTCTCTGGAAAGAGACACATTTAATGAAGATACTAATTCTGTTAAATAACCAGACTTAGAATCATCCCTTATATGCTGCATTACTTTCCACAAATCCAACTTCTCTGTGTAAACAGAGGGTTCATGCCACGGGAAGAGATTCAAAACGGGCTTGGAATTATAATTTTCTTGGTAAAGGCTATTTATATTATTGTTTTTTGCTGCTAATTTTGTAACTCTATCATTATCAAATAACTTTACCGAAAATGAACAATTGTTCATAAAAATTGGTCTCTTCATAGTCTTAGTTCGATTCAAATACACGAGCTTCCTATCAGCACGTTTACAAAATTGAATCATGATATTGTGAACATGTAAATCGTTGTGCCGTATACCCACTCTATAATTCACTTCAATCGCATACAAAATTTGAATCAAAAGATTGCGACATTCATCTATGTGATATTTACTACCATTTTCAAGAAAATTATCCAAAAAAAAACCCAAATCTATCATATCATCAAAAGTCTCTGTTACTAACATCATCGATGGTTCAGACATGTCATAACTTCTCAGACGAAACGGACAGACACCAGAGTCTACTATTTTTGTCATTAATGAATAAATCATCTTCTCATACTGCAATCCCGCCAACCGCTCTCCCTTGGACTTCTGAATCTTGGCAACCACAGGGAAGAAACCGTTTGATCCTTTACAGACCATCTTGTACACAAATGATCTACTACCTGTCCCCTTTGATATGATTTCACTTTTGACAACTACATCTTTGTTGCCATTATAGATTGATATTCTCCTATTTTCATATTTCAATTTCAAATTAGTTGGCAATGGTTTTGTTATACTACACATCTACCATAATCAAACAAAATTATTTGAAGCGTCTATTTGTGTACTATATTTTTGAAAGAATATGGTATAGGAGCTATGATAGCTATGATACTAACCATCCTTGTTTCAATGCTAGTCTACATTTTCTGGTTCATAAAGTCGGAATTTCAGCGTGTATTGGACCGCATAGATCAATCGACACTGGGTATTGCACGAATGCAAAGAGAACTCACACAATCAACTGTACAGCAATTGAATGATCAACTACATGAATCATTCGGAAGATTAGAAGAAGAATATGACGGTGAGAAGGAGGACGAGGAATCTGAGGAGGGAGAGGACGAGGAATCTGAGGAGGGTGAGGAGGGTGAGGACCAGGTGGTGAAGGATGCCCCTCTAGAAGAGATTGATGAAAGTGATGAAGTCGAAGAGACTACGACTGTTGAGGAAACCCCAGATATTCAGACTGTCGAAAAGGAAATCGCGACAGCCATAGAAGAACTGGACGCAGTCATCACTGAATCACCCCCAAAGAAACGTGGGAGGAAGCCAAATAAATAAATATTTGATAATTAATAATGGTCAAACTGGGAGATATAGAAGAATTTAATCAACTTTACAGCAATCTTGATTTGGTGTTAGTACCTTTATATATACTCGCACATACTTACTACTTGTACAGCCCTTATTGGATGGTCGTTGCTGCTGTTGTATATGTTATTGGAATCATCTATTTTGAACTAATTTTTGTTTCTATAATATTCATTTCCTATTTTGCAGCAGAGCTTTTGATTAATCAAAGGGTCTTGAGATCATCTAACGCAAATACAAGGAATTATGCCATAATAGCTCTCACAGTAGTTTTTTCAGTATTCATGGTTACATTAATTACAGGAGGAATAGAACCTTACCAGGGGGCTATTGCATTCTTAGCATTTTACATACTCCAGGCTCGCTATAGAACGTCAACACTTACTATCGCGAAAGTTTCAGAAATAAGCGAAACTAAAATTAGCTGAAAAAAAGAAGGCCAAGTAATCGAAGGACTCGTAACCTATCTCTTACACGCTTGGTCCGACTTCATGAATTCTTCGAGGCGTTTCTTCGTCAAGTGGTCCGTCATATCAACATAGTCAACGTTTATACCATTTCCCATGTAGCGATGGCATGTTCCACCGATTTTGAAGTAGTACAACTTGTCATCCGATGTCAGGAACGAACAGAAACGGATCTTATCGTGCTTCTGGTTGCAAATACAGTAAGATTGCCTGCCCTTATAACCGAAGTCGAACTTCCAAGAAGGTGTGACGTTGAATCCAGTATGGACGATCTTGAAGTGTCGCTTCTCCTTATCATATTCCACGTACTTGTTGTAGTCAATGCCACAAAGCTCACAAATCTTCGGGACCAGTACGCGATCATGATGTGCCGGGCCGTCAGTGGCAACACGATATATCAGTTTTGCTCCAGAAGGGACGTCTGGAAGTGATGGAAGCAGACGGACTCTGAAACAAGGATCAGCCTTCACCATTTTCTCAAGCTCGTGTGCATCAAAAGAGGTGTCATCAGCTTGAGCGCAAGGATCGTGACCAGCTTGAATCCGAGCGAGGTACGGGTCTATAAGCTCGTCATCGGATTGTTCCTGATATTCCTCCTCGTTGTCATCATCTACGATGAAGTCTGACAGGTCGTCCTCGTCTTCTTCGTCCTCCTCGTACTTATTATTTTTCTTCTTCGTCTTCTTCGTCTTCTTCGTCTTCTTCGTCTTCTTCGTCTTCTTCGTCTTCTTTCGCAGCCTGGAGCGATGTTGGATGGTGGTGTCGCCGTTGTCGTCGTCAAAAAATTTGTCTTCGTCAATTTCCCGAGCGCGCTTCTGGACTTCATACCCGTGCTCCGCTTCATCACAAGCTCTAATCAACTCAGCTTCATCAAAATCACCCCAGGGGCTCCAGACCTCGTGTACACAAGGCTCCATGAATCGCGCTTTCGATCGGGTTTGAGTTCCCGCCCTCGAGTGGGCGGTCGGTTTTGATCCTGCTTACACATGTGTAACCCACTAGAGGAGGAGAGGGTGGAGACCCGTAGCCTGTTTGGTTCTTGTTTCTTCTTTAAACTTAAGGAAAGAAAGAAGCAAGACACACTAGGGGGCGGCCTGCAATCCGGCCTCGGTAGGGGTACACATGTGTAACCCTAAACCCAAGCCAGCAAACCCGCGCGAGTCTAGTCGCGTACCCCATGCCTGACGTGACTCTGCACAAATGTACCGAGCACGCCCTGCTGCTAGCCATACACACTGAGCCGCGTGGCGTCACGAAAGGGCTGAAGAACAAGAACAAGATTCTTTCATGCCTACCCAATGCGTGTCCAAGAACATTACATGTCCCTCAGCAATGGAAAATACAGCTTCATATTCACCGTGCTCAAGAAGGAAGAGACCCTCACTGGCCTCGAGCGGTTCGTTAAATTGTGCTTGCCGCAACCAGCAAGCCTCCAAAACTAAACCCTATCAATATTCGGGATGTTATATTCACACGCATCCTTTTCAATGTGTCATCAGACATGATGAAATAAACAGTAAACCCAAACAACAAAACTTTGAGGAATCTCTCAACAAGTTCAGGCATTCGGTCATCTTTGAAAACCAACATAAAATACAAAAGTGGAAGCAAAAATACAAAAACAAGTTTTGGACTATTTTCCTCAATAGGTACATCATCAGGTCTATTCAGTTTATACTTCAACCTTTCAAATTCATCTCGTGTCAAAACTATCTCTTTCCACCCAACACCACTCACATCAACTTGAGCGTCTTTTACTGAGTCGGCTCCGCGACTCGCTGACATTTGAGGAGGAGGCCTCTGTAGCCCCCCCTGAATCGGCGTGTTTAATATATCCATTGTTTGTATTTGCATACAATTTTTGTTTCAAAATTTCAACCTGTTTTTCCAGTAATAACACTTTTTCCCTTAAAATAATCACCTCTTCACTACAATTGGATTCCAACTGTAATTCAAGATTGTTTATCATATTGTCTTTGTTATATAATTCTCGGCATAACTTGTGTTCACCATAAGAACACATCCTGTGAACACTATCCATATCATCCAAAACGTGCCTGTTGAAATTGGTATCATTCTCATCATCTGAACCGTTCCAGCCACACGTACAATAAGAACGTAACATTATACTAATACTATCACACTTTTTTATCAATTATATGAAAACGATCATAGAAATATATATATTTATATCCTGAGTACGCAACTTTAGTCAAACAAAAAACAAAAACCTTAGCTCCAAAAGTCAAGAAAACTCCAAATATGCATACTGTTGTGGAAGTTTTAAGAAACTACTTAAACAGGAACTCAGACGAAAAAATTCAAGGACAACTCTTTCCTGGGAGCAGATACAATTTAGCATATTTCTTAGATCAACATGCAAAGCAAAAAGAATTTGAATTTCATAAAAAAGTCTTTCAAAACGCTGGACACAATAACGCACATGATATTGCACAAAAAATAGCATTTGCTAGATATAACACGAGAGTTTTAATCAATCCTTACGAATATGGCGCGAATGATGTAACTGAAAGCAACTATGAATCCCAAAAAAATGCACTTAGACGTATTGGTATTCGAAATGTAAATAAAGTTTGGGAAACAATTCAGGACAGAGGGGATCTGGGTATATTTACAAACGCCCATATAGGAGGCGCCATCGGTGACGGTGACATTCATCCATTCCATATAAGGATGGGAAGAGCATAAATAACGGAAATATCCTGTATTAACAATCACTGAAATACAAAATGGATCTGTTCAAGCGAGTTTTTTTTTTAAATATACAATAGTAGTATTGATGGAATTGAATCGGTTTACGCATTATGAACCAGTAGACCCACACCCTTCGGACGATGTAGATGTGCGTCATAGCAGTGACCCGCGCCTGAGCCGGGATGGAGCGCAAGGACGAAGCGTGAGGCTCGCAATCGTACTTTTGGTCAAGAATCCGATAGCGTTCGATACCTGGCTGCGGCATCACCTCGACAAGATTGGTGTTCACCACATCTACGTGCGATCAGAAAATTCGCGCGCTGAATTGTCGGGCTTGGCGGAGCGCGAACCGCGAGTCACGGTGGAGTTTGCCGAAGATACAGAGCTAAACTACTTTTCGCTCATAGAACGACAGATAAACTTTATAACATCCGTCATCGATCGCGCAAGAAACGCAGGATGCACGCATCTCCTGCACATTGACGACGACGAGCTGCTTCACTGTCCATCCGGAACCCAGAAATTCTACGCCTATCTCGCGTCGATGAAGTACGACTGTATCACGATACGAAACATCGAAGCCGTTTACGAGAAGAGTGAATGCGAAAATCCGTTTTTAGGCGAAGCTCGCTTCGTGACGCGTCCAGTCAATTTCACAGCGTATGCCAACGGTAAATCCATTGCGAATCTCACGCGTTCGACAACCATCAAGCCGAACGGACCCCATCTTTTCACCGGCACAACTCGCGTCATTCCTAGCAGCCACTGCGTTGTACTGCACTACGAGTCAAGCTGCATACAGCGTTGGCAGAGCAAGTTTCGTAATTACAAGATGACGACACCCGATGCGTGCGATACGGGAAAGATTCCGTTTGCTTTTTACTGCGAATCAATGCGGGACAGCTCGCCCGATACATGGATGCGTTGGAAGTCGCCCTCGCGCCACGACGAGAACACGATGGTCCTCATCGACCCCACGGCGGACGCGTAGATCAAATTACGCGCGCCCAACGAGTCTGCCCCAAACCCCAGGGGGTGGACCGGCATCCTCAATCACATTACTACGAGCATGTTGGTGGTAGGCGGTACAAGGAGCAACTGGATAAGATTCACTGTGTAGTTTCTACGTGATATTACGTGATGTTCGGCCACAGTCCTTAATAGCAACAACCCTATGACACATCACGACAGCATCTGAGACAGACACTCAATGATCCTGTGCTCCAAAAACGACCGCTCGGGCTCTTCAAGACCAGCACCGCGGCGAAACAGCTCCACTCGCTCAGGCTCCATGTTTTCATCTGACATTGGTGCGACACAAAGGTAAATGATTTGACGACCGTTTATCATCATATTCTCATCCAAATACACAACATCAAAGTTGCCATCACGTGGAACATGAAAGAAATGCCGTTGCGAAAGGTCATGAATTTGAGTACACAAGATCTGAGCGATGTGAACCACAAGCCACATCGAAGTCAGGGGCTGCTCCGGGGGAGAAAGACCAGGACGGTAGAACATGGTAGTCAAAACCGATCTCAGAAGTTTCCGCGCATCTTCCATGATCGAATGAACTGTCATCTTAGCAGAAAAGAAACCCGGCGACGTCATGAGATAGTCTGCCACCGGATACTGGCGAAATCCACTAAGGAATTGACGGATATCATGCTTCACATAATCCAGTCCTTCATGAACAGCATCTTCTATCTCAACCACTTGTCGATTGTTGTGAGGACTACGCACCCGTGCTACTACGCGGGGTGGAGACGACTCCATGATTACGACAAAAGGCGCGCGAAACCAGGTCGGTCGGTTTTGGGCGGTCCGGTTTTAATGGTTCACACATGTGTAACCCAAATCTGACACGAACCCTCGTCCACCTTAGCTTCACTTCTTCTTGTTTCTTCTCTTTATTTTATCTAAGAATTAATCATCATCATGGCCAGGGGGGGTCCTACAGACCATTAGGGTTACGCATGTGGTCCCTTGTGGTCAGAAAGCAAACCCGACCGCGTCCAGATCCAAACACAAGCCCACAAATGTCGAAGCGCAACCAGGACACCCTCGACCGCGAGACGCAGCAGGCCAAGGACAATGAGGTCCGCGCCCGCCTCACTGGCTTCTTGAAGAAGAACGTGACCGACCCCGGCATCCTTGCCGTCCTGGTCGACCGCAAGGAGCGCATCATCATGACGATGTTCACCTACAGCCTGACGACGGTCATGAACCCCTCTGACCACGCGGCTAAGGCGGCCTCCAAACGCCTGGCGGGCAATGACGAGTTCCAGAAGATGACAGACGAGGCCAAGTACTTCAACATCAAGCACTTCGCCTGTGGTGTCGACACCTGGAACCGCAGTCTGGCCGGCGGTACCATCGTCCAGGCCATCATGTCCTGTGCTGCGGGCCTCAACACCATTATGTACAATGATGACCAGAAGCTCGACTCCAAGGAGATCGCCAAGAAGCTCAACTGGAGCCGCCAGTCGGAGGGCACCATGGGGATCACCAAGACGGTCTGTGCCGCCATGGGCTGCGTCGGCGGCATCCACAACACTGCCATGGAGGCCTTCGATCCGAGGGTCTTCGAGCGCGACTTCCTCGTCAAGCTGGACAAGGAGCTCCCCGCACTGCACTTCGTGCAGACCCTGAACAATATCGTCTTCTACGACCTCCCGGAGAGCGACACCCTCGATGATGTCGCCCCCACCTCCACCCACACCACCACCACCGAGGTGACCACACCGGTCTTCCCCTTTGCCTTCTAAGCCCCAAACGCGGGCGCGCACGTGTCTGGGGCCCTCTGGGGGTGCTCCACAAGCGGACAGAATGTGTGAGTGTAATCGTACCGCGACGGCAGCTGTGGGAGTAAGAGAGTGGGAGTAAGAGAGTGGGAGTAAGAGAGTGGGAGTAAGAGAGTATGTGTTGTTACTCTTAGCGAAGGGTGTAGTTAAGGACAGTCTTTAACCGAACACGTTCTCTGATGCGTAAACAAGTCTCAAATAACCGTCTGATGACTTTTCCGATTCGTAAATAACACTTACAAGAGATGAATTAGAAATAAGTCTACCATGGTCAGATAGCACAAAAAGTGCTTTATTGGCCGGAATATGCAGACGCTTACGTAAAATGCATAAAACCTGCCAAAATATCATGTCACTGGGTATTAAATACTTGTTCTTATTCAAATCATCAAGAGGATCATTAACTTTTTTATTTATTATCACAGGAATTCTACCCGGATACTTTTCCAGCAAATATGATGCGTTCATCATTTGATATTATTACGCATTTTATTTGAAAATGTCTTGAATATATACATACTCAACCAATTTATTTATTAAAGATAACATTTTCAGCTTATCAATCATGAAGATTAATATGACAGATGACGAAGTTTGTTTCAGTGATGATGCATACGAAAAAGAAATCTGTTCGATATGTTTCTCCAAAATGACATCAGAAGACTCACATACTCTAGAGGAATGTGATCATAAGTTTCATACAAAATGTATATTAAAATGGTTTAGATCAAAACAAGACACGTGCCCATTATGCAGAGAACATCCATTAGTAAAACTCAAAGCACCAGACATTTTTCATAGAGCAAAAACACTAATTCAAAAGGAAAAAGATGGAATAACTTCAGATTTATTCGTAAAAGACAAAATGGATGTCATTTCAGAATCAGAAAGAATGCGACTAATTTTTGAAAAAGATTCATTACAACACAAAGAATTCTTCGAAAACGTGACAAAACCTAAAAAAGAAGACCTACGTAGACAATACAGAATTTTAAGAAAACAATTCAAAGACAAAAGTTCCCCTATTTTGAAACAACTTGATGAAATTGACGAAAAAGAACATGCAGAAAGGAGACGTATAAGAAAATCAATATCTCAAGAACAAAAGAAAAAAAGACAAGCCATGAGGGATATTGGACTTCACAACATTGAAACACGCGAGCCAACAAGACCCATCAGGGTGTATTATGACAATGATGCTGCACCCATAGATGCTCCTTTTTCATTTGCTGCACGCTCACCTAATTTTTAGGAATCTTGAGTATTGCCTTCACAATATTATCAATGTCACTGCTACTTAAATTGGGGAGTAACTTTACTCGTTTAAGTCGATTTACTTTATTTGGAGAAAAATTTATTGTACGACTTGCTGGGTACAAGTTGATTTTTGCATTCATTGCTGATTTTGCCTGTTTGATAGCTGATCTAAGTGGCAACAGATCAGCGTGTTTTAGTGCTATTTTTTCTTGCTGCATAAGCGCTAAGGCTTGTTCTAGTTGTATAGGGTTTTTTTTGTAACCATTCAATCTCATGATAACAGAAGTCAAATTATGTTCGTGTCTGTTCATTGCTTCTAACAAAGTGTTCCTTGATATTTTGACTTTATTAATACCAAGTTTTTGCATATATTTTGTTCGTTGGTTGGGAGTGCTAATAGCATTTTTGTATGTTGCAAAAAGGGGTTCTAGTGCAGAAGGTGCAACTATACTCCAAAGTTCCGATTCATTGAGCATTTTCTCCTTATTAAGATCAGCAAGCACTGGCCGTTTCATTCTTGGATGATATGACATTTAATATTAACAAAATATTTTAATTGTAATACTATAAAAATTCAACACAGATTTTCCAAACAAATGTATGATGATAAATATTTTGAACACGATAACCATTTTCTTCAAACACAAATGAAAAAGTACAAAAAATACATTCACAAAACTCTGCCAAATTCAAATGAAATAAAAAAAATGTTTGAACAAAAGTTAACTCTGAATTAGAACATTAGAACATACAAAATCCACATTCTTTTCTACGATGAGAAATGTGAAGAGCGTCAAAATTTTGTTCTTCTACCCACACGCCTTCTGTGTCGGTATAAAAAACTCTTATTTGTGGAAACCGTTTCAAAAGACCGCAACAATGCTTGCATGGTCTTGACATCTTATTTACAGGACTCTTACGAGTTATGTACAATCGTGGTTTTTTTATTCTTCTGTTATGCGCAACAAAAAAAGAAACTGCAAGTTCTTCTGCGTGAACTGCGTACTTATTGAGGAACAAACCTTCCACTTTTGATCCATTCATTAACACTGCAATATGTTTCGAAGTGCGTGTAAGTTCGAATTTCATGCCTTCAACAAGACTTATTATTTCGGAATATGTAAGCATTTCCGCTCTTATAATGAACTTAATATACCCTTTAAGTCATTTTGGTTATATTCTACATCTAAAAACGATCACCGGTTGGATTTGATTGGGGTACACATGTAGGCTAGGGGGAGCGCCTCCCTCTCTGATCCATAGGGTCACACTTGTGAGTACCGGTCGGCTAGTAGCACCTACGTGCAGGTGCGATCGCCAGGGTGAGGATGGGCGGTTCCATTTGGGGGACGGAAAATTTTTTTAGAGCTCATTTTTTTTCCAAAATATTTTTTGGACAAAAATATTTTTGGAGTTTCCCTCTGGGCCCTTGCCCCCCCCCCTTCTTTTCTTCGCGATATCTTT